ATGGACAAACAAGCCACCACACTAAAGCGCTTCCAAGCGTATCACCTCGATTACCTGTTGAACTACCAGAGCGTCGGCTCCTATGCTGTTGCAAAGGGGCTCACATATGAGACCGCTAAGCACCGCTTGCAAACCGCCGAAAAGGTGCACGACCTAGTAGTTTCATCTAATCACACAAGCTAACAAACAAACCGCCACAGCGCTACCACCTATGAACGAACAAGAAATAGAAGATAAATGTAAGCAATACGGTGCTGATGTTTATGAGGTCTTAGCAGGACACATAGAAATATCAGAAGCCTACCAGATCATAGATACTTTCTACACGCACCACAACCTCGACAAAAAAGACTTAGACAGTAAGTTTGTTGAATGGTGGCAGAACTGCCTAGTGAGCGAGGAAGATTAACTAACAAACCGCTATGCAAGACATCACCGAGCGCCTTAACCTCGCACGCATACTAATAAACAACATGCTGGCTTCCCATCAGGGAACACCAGAAGCCGCCGTAAGATACGCCACGAGTCAATTAGACTTGCCACCAGACGTTACTTATTCACTCATTCAATACGCACGTAAACTAACCACCAAATAAATAAATACCATGCTAACACCACTACACGCACGCCCTAAAGAATACCGCAATCTATACAACGCAAACCGCGTAACAAACCGCGACAAAACTGTAGCCGCTATAGACAGAGAATACCGCCAAGAAACCATAAAGATGGTCGATGAAGCTTGGAAGGCTTTCTGGGATAGACGGGGAGTAAAGAAACCGCCGCACGTATCTCATCAACGAGTCGGGTGTTTTGATACGCTATAACGTAACGTCGCTTTTGAAATATATTGAATAGATACCAGTTAGAAACTTATTCACAGATTCGATTCTTTGAATATCTAAAGGGAGGATTCACAAAAAGGATTAAATGTCTTAAACTAGAAATAACACACACACGGAAAGACTTAATAATGAGTATTAGAAAGAGTGGTAAAAACGAAAACAAGTTCATGGCAGACTTCATGGTCAAAGGTGTAAGATACCGCCGCCAATGGCCTACCTACGAGGAAGCGGCAGCTTGGGAGTCAGAGCTTAAAAAGAGGATACGCCTAGGGATACCCTACACGGAGCTCTTAGAAGGCACTGGTGACTTCATCACGCTAGGAGAACTAGCAGACAAGACAATGGTTCGTTACTGGGAGGGAACCGCCAACGAGCGCTCCCAACGATCTAATGTAAAGATTGTTATTGAACACTTCGGGGAAGGCTACGATGTCTCCCAGTTAGATGTTGGAGCAGTCGATACCTTCATCTTTGCATTGGAGAAGAAAGGGCTGGCTAAGGCCACAATAAACCGCCGCCTGTCTTGCCTGTCTAGGATACTTACCTTTGGGGTAGATCGTGGGTTCCTCACGCACAAGCCTAAGATAGAGCAGAAGAAGCTATCTAACGGACGCATGAGGTTCCTTACCGAGGAGGAGGAGTATGAAATCATAGACACCTTAGAGGCATCTGGTAAGGATGACTTCGCGAGGTTCTTTGAGTGGCAAATAGACACAGGTATGCGTCCTATCGAAGCTCGCCACATATCACAAACCGCCGTAAGGGAAGACCCACAACACGGATGGCTGGTAGACTTGAGCAAGACCAAGAACAACTACCCGCGCACCATCTGGCTTACCGACAGGGCTTACAAGGCTTACGTTGCTTTATCGGATGAACAGTTCCCATTTGCTAGGTTCACCGAGTCTAGGATAGCAACAGCTTGGAGGTTCATACGGGAAGCCCTCAACGAGACAGCCGACAAGGAGTTTGTGTTCTATCTTACAAGGCACACATGCGCGTCGAGGTTAGTGCAACGCAATGTTCCCCTTCAGATAGTCAAGGAGTGGATGGGTCACCGTAACTTTGAGATGACCTTGAGGTACGCAAAGCTTACTCCCACCAATATGCTTGACGCGCGCAACGCTCTTCAACAATCTCACATACACTAACAATCAATTAAGCTGTCACAAGCAAACCGCCTGTGGCAGCACCTACCAATACTTATGAAATCAGCACCAACACTATTCAAACCTACAGAAACACAACTGCTCACAAGTGGCTTAAACGCTATGACCAAAGCTTGTGAAGCACAGGAGCTTCTCATTAAAAAGATGGAGGAGGACATAGCCGAGCTCAAAGCAAAGCTAACTCCCGTCGATGACTATTCTCCCGACCAATAATAAACACCTATGAAATATACCCACACACTCGAAATGGACAACGAGCAAGGGGAACGATGCAACGTCGCTGTTGCTTTTCGCGCTGACCCCTTCAAGCGATTCGCTGGATTCACCTCAATACACTCGGATAACCCTATCTACTCCGAAGACCTGCACCACTTAGAGCAGTTTATAAGGATGGATAAAGATAAATGGGTGACAAATCGCTGACAAAGTTTGTCAAAACAGCTAAAACAAAGGCAAGTGCTAGGTGACAATAAAATGAAAAGGTTGTTGAAAATCAATAAGTTGACACCGTTGCAAAAAAAGTTACGATACTCCTCATGGGATACAACATGTCTTTTTTGTCTCCTATTGCTGTAACCCTATTGATAATTAAGCATTTTTAAACAAACTGTTATCCGTTTTGTCTCTTACTTTTTATTTGCCTAGGTGACAAATCACTGACAAATCTTTTGACTATGGACACACAACTCACACAAGACGAACTCAACCACGATATGACCACCGTAGGCGTGGGTCGCTACCGTAACAAGGTAGAGGGAGCCCGCGCTCGTGGTATGGAATCTGAGACGTCTTATGGTCAGAGACTGATACGTGGGGCGCTTCCTTCATATATCAAGGCCATCGATGAGGTGAAAGAAAAGTGGCGTCTAATTAAGAACAAAGGTCGGTGGCAGATAGACCTCTTAGAAATCCCTTCAGAGAAGATTGGGTTTCTTGTTATCCGCACCGTCCTAGACCAGCTTACACAGAACTCCAAGATGACCGCCATGTGCACCAAGGTGGGCAACGTCATCGACTATCAGCGCCGCTCCGAGTTCCTTGTTCGTAACAACCCAAAGGGTGAAGGGATTGTTCTAGGGGCTACCCGTAAGAGTGGATGGCAAGCTACCAAGAACCACATCCGAGTCAGCACCAAGCACGAGGTAGAGAAGGGTCTGATGGAGGAGCCACACTCGTGGACTCGTAGAGATGTAGCCACAACAGGTATCAACCTTGTAGAACTCCTCAGGGATGTCACGGGGATCATTGAGTATCGGTTCATCACAGACACAGGCCGTAGAAACCCAACACGCTACGTCACAGCCTCAGCAGAGACCCTCAAGTGGATTGATGAGTTTAACTATCACAAGGAAATCATAAGCCCTTTCTGGTTACCTACAGTGGACACACCAATGGAGTGGAAAAACGTCTGGGAAGGTGGCTACCGTCTTGAAGATACATCGCTGCCTAAGCTTCCATTTATCAAGACCACCAACATGGAGTTCCTTCGGGGTATTGAAGGTAAACTAGACGAGCCTATGGAGGCTTGTAACCTTATCCAGCAAACACCTTGGAAGATTAACGAGGACGTTCTCCAGACCATGCAGTGGGCTTGGAAGAACTCAGTAAAGGTAGGAGGACTACCTAGCCGTGACGATGAGGTGATGCCTGACATCCCCGATGACTTCCACGAAAACAAGATAGTAAACCTTCAGTGGCGCACGATGGCTTCAGGTGTCCACAAGCGCAACATGAGCACGCGCTCAAGACGCCTACTGGTCGCTAAGGTGCTTTACCTAGCAGAGAAGCTTACAGGTAGTCGGTTCTTCTATCCGTCACACTGTGACTTCCGAGGTCGTGTATATAACATCCCTGCCTTCCTAGGTATCCAAGGCCCTGACATGTGCCGTGGTTTACTTCGGTTTGCTAGACCTCAACGTATTAAGACAGCAACAGACCGTAAGTGGTTAGCCATTCAAGGCGCTAACACTTGGGGCTACGATAAAGTCACACTCGACCAACGTGCTGAGTGGGCTGAGAACTTTTCCAAGGACGCTATCCGTATCGCTGCTAACCCTACCAAGGAGTTATTATGGACAGAAGCGGGTGACCCTTGGCAATTCCTTGCGTGGTGCTTTGAATGGGCCACACTACAGAACACGGGTAAGCTAGATACCTTTCTCCCAGTGAATATGGATGCCACCAATAACGGCCTTCAGATTCTCTCTATGCTTACCCGTGACCCCTACGGGATGACTGCTACGAATGTCCTACCTACGGACTCCCCAGCAGACATCTACGGGGTCGTTGCAAAACAAGCGGAGATCATCCTCAAGAAACAAGCAGAAGAAGGTGATGCTATCTCTAATGCTTGGGTAACCTTTGGGATAGACCGTAAGACAACCAAGCGCCCTGTTATGTGTTACTCTTATGGGCTCACTGAATACAGCAACCGCTTGTATATAGCTGACTGGTATGAAGACCAGATACACGGAGAAGGACGCACGAGACCCTTTGATGAGAAGGAGAAGTATCTGGCTGTTCACGTTCTAGCCAAAGCAGTCTGGAAGGGTATTGAGAGTGTCTTAGAGAAGCCCAAGGAATGTATGAAGTGGTTCCAAGACTGTGCTGCTTTGCTTACCGATGCTGAGCTTCCTGTTACTTGGGTTACACCCAGTGGCTTCCCTGTTCACCAAGAGTATTTCAACTTCACAAGTAAGAACATCAAGACTTGGATTAGCGGAACAGCTACTCACATTCGTTTCCGTGAGAACGACGATAAGCTATCCAAGGTTCGCCAGCGCAACGGAGTGTCCCCTAACTTTGTTCACTCACTAGATGCTGCGGCTCTCCATAAAACAATCATCAAAGCCAACGAGGAAGAAGGAATCTATGACTTTGCATTTATCCACGACAGCTATGGAACACACGCTACAGGGTGCGAAGCTCTGAGTAAAAGTTTGAGAGATGTATTCATTTCTATGTTTAGCGTTGACCTCCTTAAAGATTGGAAACATCAACTAGAACAGCAATCGGGATTAGAACTTCCAGAGCCTCCAGAATATGGAACTGCTGACATCTCCAAAATCAAAGATAGCACGTATTTCTTCAGCTAACAGTCCGTTAGTTGAGCAGTAAAAACCACCGATAACAGGTAATAGTAAAACAACATGAGTAAAGTAATAACAACACCAAAAGGTAAAGCAGTATGGCCCCGCATAGACACACCAGACACCAAGTTTGATGAGGATGGCGTTTATAGTTGTAAGCTCCACGTAAGTGAAGGAGACTTCAAAGCTTTCGAGGCTTTAGTCCAGCCAACACTTGATGCCGCTTACGAGGCAGAGTGTAGCCGTCAAGGTAAAGACAAGATACGTATGGCAGCATCAGCTCCTCTGCGTATTACCGACGAGGGCGACCACGAAATCTACGCTAAGCAAAAGGCTAAGGTTCACACCAAGTCCAAGGGAACACTAGAGTTCTCTATCGCGGCAGTAGACAGCCAAGGTAAAAAGATTGCCATGCCTAAGATTGGTAGCGGTTCTACCCTCAAGATGGCAGTCGAAGTAAACACTTGGTTTGTTCCAAGTCAGGGCTTCGGTTACTCCTTGCGTCTCCGCGCAGTCCAAGTGCTCGACCTAATTGAGTATGGTGGAGGTGATAGCTCCTTCGGCTTTGGTGCTGAAGCAGATGGCTACGTAGGTAGTGGGGAATCACTCAATGATGCCTTCGCGGTAGCTGATGAAGCGGAAACGACCAACGCGCCGTTCTAAGTTCCGTTCTAAGTTCGAAGAGACAGTAGCCTCCGCCTTAAATGCGGCGGGGGTTACCCACTCTTACGAGTCGATGAAACTGACTTACACGAAGGAGTGCAAATACACGCCTGACTTCGTTTTAGACAATGGAATTATACTGGAGGTAAAGGGCTATTGGGTAGCGTCAGACCGAACCAAACACCTACGAGTGAGGGAAGCACATCCCGAACTGGACATCCGCTTTGTATTTCAACGAGCATCAAACACACTAAGCAAAAAGAGCAAGACCACATACGGGGACTGGTGCGACAAACACGGGTTCCTGTGGTGCGAGAAAAAGCTCCCACACGAATGGACGACTTAACGGCAGTAGCCACACACCAACCTTGCGATGACTGCGGAAGCAGCGACGCCCTATCACACAACTCTGACGGAAGCACCAAGTGCTATTCCTGCGGTCTCTTCACACCGAACAGAAACAAAACAAACACACCAACACATAACACACAAATGGAAGCACAAGTATCACCACTAGGATTTGTAAACGGAGAGTTCATGGAAATAGCCCCACGGGGTATCCACAAAGACACATGCGTAAAGTATGGTTATCAAATAGGGGAGCTTAACGGTAAGCCCTGTCACGTTGCTAACTATCGCAACCTAGATGGAACACAGGTAGCTCAGAAGTATCGCTTTGCAGACAAGAGCTTTCACTGCAATGGCTCACCTAACTATTTCTTTGGTCAGAACCTATGGCCCAATGGCGGTAAGAAGCTAGTCATCACTGAAGGTGAGATTGATTGCCTTACTGTTAGCCAGCTCCAAGGTAACAAGTGGCCTGTAGTATCGCTACCCAGTGGTGCTCAGTCAGCCAAGACAATCTTTAAGAAGCAACTTGAATGGCTATCCTCTTGGGAGGAAGTCATCGTTATGTTTGACGAAGACAAGGCTGGTCGTGAGGCTGCTGAGAGTGTTGCTCACATCCTTCCTGCTGGCACTTGCAAGATTGCTAGGTTGTCTATGAAAGACCCTAACGAGATGCTTCTAGCCAACAAAGGTGAAGAAGTAATCCAAGCTTTTTGGAACGCTAAGGTATGGCGTCCCGATGACATTGTAGATGGCACTGAGCTTTATGAGCGCCTCACGGTTCCCAAGGAAAACGATAGCATCCCTTACCCTTACTATGGACTTAACTCTCTTACCCACGGTCTCCGCAAAGGTGAGATTGTTACCTTCTGTGCTGGCTCAGGCATCGGTAAATCTGCTGTTTGTAAAGAGATTGCTCTACACGTTCTCAAGACTACTGATCGTAAGCTTGGTTACATAGCCCTTGAGGAATCCATTGAGCGCACAGCTAACGGTATTATCGGTCTGGAAATGTCTAAGCCGTTACACCTAGAGCCCTTCACTCCAGATGCTAAATACAACGAGGCTTACAAGAAGACAGTCGGATCAGGGCGATTTTACCTGTATGACCATTGGGGTTCCCTAGACAGTGACAACCTACTTGGACACATCCGCTACATGGCTAAGGCTATGGATGTAGACTACGTGGTTCTGGATCACCTCTCTATCATTGTATCTGGTATGGGTGATGGCGACGAGCGCCGTATGATCGATAACACAATGACCAAGCTACGGTCACTTGTTGAAGAAACTAACATCGGTGTTGTTCTCGTAAGTCACCTAAAGCGCCCTGAAGGCAAGGGACACGAGGAAGGTGCCGCGACATCCCTAGCACAACTACGAGGCTCTGCGGCTATCGCTCAGCTATCTGATATGTGCATCGGACTAGAGCGTAACCAGCAAGACGTAGAGAACAAAAACAGGACAACCCTACGTGTCCTAAAGAACCGTTTCAGTGGTGAGACAGGCGTAGCTTGTAACCTGCTTTATGACAAAGAAACTTGCCGTCTCTCAGAGGACACTAACCCCCTCTTTGAGGACACCGAAGATGTGACATCAGGCTTCGGACACTAACCCCAACCCAAGGAGTATATGAGTAAATGGATACAAGATTCATCATGGAAGCGAGGCCAAGGCGTAGAAGCCATGTTCGCTAAACTGTTAAACGAACGAGCAACAGAAGCACGAGCGGCTGACCTTATGGAACAGTTCTCTCACGTAGATTACGTCTCTGACTTCGGTAAGATTGATGTCAAAGCACGTAAGCGTGTTGCCCGTAAAGATGACGATGTTCAAGATGACCTTGTATGGCTTGAGTTCAAGAACGTCCAAGGTAAGTTTGGATGGCTCTACGGGAAAGCCGACTGGATTGCCTTTGAGCGCCTACTCGACTTCGTTCTTGTTAAGCGTCACGACCTAGCCCTCATGGGTGAGAAGTTATGTGACCTAGGTGACCGAGTAGCTGTAGGAAGGGACGCCCTTTACAAAGGCTACCAACGCAAGGGACGTAAAGACCTCCTATCAATCGTGAAGATGACAGATGTTCTAGCGCTGTATCACCAGCTCTGGGCAAAAGACGTTGACACAGATGAACAGTAAACATTGATTAAAGAACACACACAAATGAAAACTACAGAATACTTAGAAGACCTAGCGGACGAAGCCTTCCTATTTGATGGATGCTCCTCGGCTATTGTAGGCCACGACCAAAATGGTTTTGCAGTCTACCAGCACACTAAACTTGTTCAGATATTTGAAGCCGATGGGATGACAATAGATGAAGCAATCGAGTGGGTAGAGTACAACATCATGGGTGTTCAACCTCAAAACTACACTATCTTATTCACATGAAAACAATAGCTTACTTCGACATAGAAACCAACGGCATCACGGACTGGTCAACTCTAAGTGACCTTAAAGACCTTCACTGCCTTGTGGTAATTGACCAGAACGGAACAGGAGCATACCGAGCAGACAGTATCCAACAAGGATTAGACCGTCTCTCACAAGCTGACCATATCGTAGGACACAACAGTATTGGCTTTGATGCTATCGCCCTTTGGAAGCTCTACGGCTACCGTCACGCTGGTGTATTAGACTCCGCTGTTATTGCTAGGTTTATGTTTCCCGATGTTCGCAACGATGACTTCAAACGTGAAGGCTTCCCTAAAGAACTCATTGGTTCCCACAGCTTGAAGGCTTGGGGTTATCGTATAGGTAACAACAAGAGTGACCACGGGGAAACCGAAGACTGGTCTACGTGGTCTCAAGAGATGGAAGACTATTGTGTCCAAGATGTGGAGGTCACCAAGTCTCTCTATGAGTTCTTTCTAAAGAAGGGACTAGGTGGACTACAGCAAGTAAGTGACCTAGAGCACGCCTTTGCTAAAGCTATCCGTATCCAAGAGATGAACGGATTCCCTTTTGACGTTAAAGCAGCAGAAGAACTTACAGCTACCCTTATGGGTCGTCGTGCTGCTCTTGACATAGAATTGCGTGAGTTATTCGCGCCTACTGAAGAAGTCACCAAGAGTAGCTGGTGGCTCGCTCCCGATGGCACAAAGTCCCGCACCAAGAAAGCCTTGGTCGAGAAGGGCTACAAAGCTAAGGAGATAACTAAGGGAGAGCCTGTTGTTAAGCTCATCCCGTTCAACCCCAACAGTCGTGACCAGATCGCCGAACGACTAATGGCTAACGGCTGGAAGCCTAGCTCCTACGAGGGCAAACGACCAGCAATCAACGAGGCGGTGCTCAAGGACATCGGAACACCCCAATCCGAAAAGCTCCTTGAGTACCTCCTCGTCACCAAGCGTCTCGGTCAAGTGGCTGAGGGTAAACAAGCGTGGCTCAAGCTAGAGCGCAACGGACGTATCCACGGTTCAGTGAATACCAACGGTGCGGTTTCAGGCCGATGCACACACCGAAATCCGAACGTGGCTCAAGTTCCGTCTACTCGTGCGCCTTATGGTGGCGAGTGTCGCTCTTGCTTCACAGTCCCAGAAGGTAAGGTGCTAGTAGGTGCTGACGCTAGTGGCCTGGAGTTGAGATGCCTAGCTCACTACCTAGCTCTGTTCGGAGATAAGGAATACGCTAAGACTATTCTTGAAGGTGACATCCACACAGCAAACCAAAAGGCTGCTGGGTTACCTACTCGTGATGACGCTAAGACATTCATCTACGCTTTCCTGTATGGCGCAGGGGATTCCAAGATTGGTTCTATTGTTGGTGGTAACGCTAAGCAAGGTAAAGCTCTCAAAACAGCTTTCATGCGTAAGACACCCTCCATCAAGAAACTCTATGACGCTGTAGCTAACGCTCTGGAAACTAAGGGTATGCTAAGAGGTATCGATGGACGTCCTCTGCCTTGTCGTTCTCCTCACTCTGCTGTGAACCTACTACTTCAGTCAGCAGGTGCAGTAGTAATGAAGCAAGCACTCATTGAGTTTGTAAGGATGGCAAAGCTACCCTACGAGATGCACGCTAATGTTCACGATGAGGTTCAGTTCTCGTGTGACCCTAAGCACGCTGACGAACTCGGTAGGACATTCTGTAACGCTCTAGGGAAAGCTGGAGAGGTTCTCAAGTTTAACTGCCCACTAGATGGAGAGTTCTCTGTCGGGGCTAACTGGAAAGAAACACACTAATACACACCATGAAAGAAACAAAAAACAAACTACTTCTCATTGATGGCGATATGATACTCTACAAGGCTGCTTGTGCGGCTGAGCAAGAGATGCGCTGGGATGATGACACTTGGACACTTCAAACCAACATGGTGGAAGCTAAGGCTGAAGCAGACCGTAACATTGATAGCATCAGTAACGCTCTCAAGAGTAAGAAGATCAAGGTGTTCTTCTCTCCTAGTCGCACGTTCCGTCACAACCTTTGGCCCGCTTACAAAGCCAACCGTAAAGACAAGCGTAAGCCACTAGGCATTGGTGAGCTTCGTGATTGGATGATGGAGGAGTATGACTCTGAACTCTATCCTAACATTGAGGCTGATGACGCTATCGGTATCTGGGCTACTGAAGACCCTGAGAACCGTGTGGCTGTCTCTGGTGATAAGGACTTCGCCACCCTTCCTATCCATTGGTACAATCACCTCAAGGACACCTTGCGTATTATAACCAAAGAAGAAGCAGACCACTTCCATCTAGTCCAATCCCTCATGGGAGACTCTACTGATGGCTTCGGAGGTATCAAAGGCTGTGGCCCTATGACCGCTAAGAAACTCCTAGAGAAGAACGGTGCTACTTGGAAGACCGTTGTGGATGCCTACAAAGCCAAAGGGGAAACCGAATATGAAGCACTGCTTACTGCTCGTCTAGCACGTATCCTACGGGATGGTGACTACGACTTTGACACTCACGAAGTAACTCTCTGGACGCCTAAGAAATGACCAACTCAATAGACAAACTTTTATATGACATCGAACAAGCTAACAAAAGACACACACAGAATATGACAAACGTAATAGTAGCAGCAGAGGAGCGCCTCGACCCAACACCCGATGACGTGAAACCAACTAACCCTAAAGATGCCTGTGGTATCAAGAAGGTTCCTATCTCAGGGATGCCCGTACCAGTGCTCCTAGAGTCTGGATTAGTAAAGCTACACGGTGACCTTAAATATGGTCGTTACAACTGGAGGGACGCTGGAGTGCGTGGTTCTGTATATTATGATGCTTGCTTTAGACACCTAGCCGCTTGGTGGGAGGGCGAAGACTTAGACCCAGACTCTGGCATCCATCACCTATCCCATGCAATCACAGGCTTAGCGGTTCTTAGGGATGCAATGATGCAAGATAACTGGATAGATGACCGCCCTAAAGAGAGCCTTGGGTTTATTAAAGAGCTAAATAAGAAGGCAGAAGAGATGGTAAACAAGCACAACCAATAATTATTGAAGAGACCGTAACGATGGAAATAGACAATCAAGCAGAAATGCCCCCCATAAACAAGGCGCTCCTAGACGCCCTAGAGAGTTCCTTTCCAGCACAGGACTTCCCTGCAACTGACAGTGTTCCTATGCTCAACTTTCACTATGGACAACGATCTGTGGTAAATTTCATTAA